TTGCAAAATCAAAATTTTCTACAATTCTTGCTATTTGAAATACAGCTTGTGGTACAAATTTTCCTTGCTTTTGTTGTTTGCCTTGTTGCTCAAATGTTTGTAATTGTTGCTCGTATATATTATCTATTTCTCTAGACCAACTACCTTTGTTGTCTATTGATTTAACTGCATTAGTGTCAAATACAACTACCTCTGTAATTTCGTTAGTTACAGGATTTAGTAAAATTACACCATCATGACCTTCACTTATTAATTTATTTTTATAATTATCTCTTGCTGCTTTACCGCCTTCTTTAATTTGTTTTTTTCTTTCTTGATCAGTTTCTACATATGGATTTTCTAAACGAACATATAAAGGCATAACAACACGATCTGCTTCTTTTGCTCCTGTGCGTACACTTTTTTGCCTTGCATATGTTTTTGCATGACCTTCATTTAATGTTAAATATATACCTTTACCTAAAAATCCCATATCATATTTGTTGGGATTATCTAAATCAAAACGATCAAAACTAGCTGTAGTACCGTGATACGCAATTAATGGTGTGCCGTCAGCATTTACCATTTTTGATTTACCAAACCAATTTTTAAACAATGTTGATTCAGTTCTTATTGACCCATCTTGATTAAAATAATCATCTCCAAAAGTTTCTGGTTTGCCTTCAAATTGCACACTATATAAATATTTATTTAAAAAATCTTTAATAGAAAGATTAGATCTTTTTGCAAAAGTTAGTGCAAAATTTAAAGGTAAATTTGCTAATGCAGTTGCAGAATCTTTTGTGTATTGACCTGTAGCAATTAATTGTTCTTTTATTTGTTTTTTATACGCTCTTGCTTCTCTTTGTGATTCTTTAAATAAAGCTGTGCCTTTTTTTATATCAGTTAATGCTTTATCTAACATTTCATCTTTTATTTTATAAACTTCTTGAAATTCTGCTTGGCTATATGTTTCTTTACCTAAACGTATATGTGGTCTTAATATATTATGAAATTCTGTACCTGCAACATTTGCTAAATAATCACCAGTTGTTATTTTAATACTTTTACCAACAAGACCTTCTTCATCTGCATTTTTTAATTGGTCACTTAAATCAGAATTAAACAATTCTAATTGTTCCATTGATATATTATTATCATCTAACTGTTGTTGAAAAGTTTGTGCATCTATATAAAAATCACTTACACCATTACGTTCACCAACCAAATCCATATATCTTTGCCATAAATTTTTATTTCTTTTTAACGTCTTATCGTTTTGTGTAATTTCAAGCATTTTGTCAATATATTGTTGATCACTTTCTGATTGCCTTAAATTATTAGTTGTTTGATAATACCCACCACCAGATGTCAAAATACCAAATGTCAACATACCTTTTGTAGTATCTGCAATTACGTTTCGTATTCGATCCCATGTTTCTTCTGCGGATACGTTTTCAGTTTCATAAGTAGCCATTTCGGCAGCTATGTTGTAGCCAATAATATTTATTAATTCTTGAGTTACCTCAGTTGCGTTTTCTGTAAGTATATTTTGTGCTATATCAGTAAATACACTTCTTGATACAGAATATTTTGTAAGTTGTTCAAATTTATCGCTAAGACTAACATTAACTGCTCTTCTTAATAATCTTTTATTAAACATATTCCATGCAGGTTGTAATTTTTTTTCTAATCCAGATCTACTAAAAGCACCTACAACCCATTGGTTAGAACCAACTTTTACTGCTCCTTTTGATATAAGCGAGCTAGTACCTTTAGCTAAAAATGGTAATCCAATTCTTTCAACTCCACCTGCAAGCAATCCAACTACTTGCGCTTGTTTTGCAGCATCTTCGTGATTTAATCCACCATTTCTTTGTATTGCATCTAAATAAGAATTACCACCTTCAACCATATATGAATTAAGAAACATATAATTGTACGCAGCAGGTAAACCTGTCGTTGCACCAATAATTCCACCAATTGCTGTACCTTTTACAGGAACAACACTACCCATTAATGCACCAATCTTTGCATTTATTTTTGAAGTAACTATTCCTGTTGTTGCAGCAGCAGGTAACGTTCTGCTCCATTGACCTGCATAATATCCACCAGCTTCTAACCAACCAACACCATCTTCGTTATACAATGCTATTTGTTTATCTATTTCTTTAATTCTTGCTAATTTTTCTTCTCGTGATTCTTGACCGCTAAATGCACCAAAAATATCAGCAGCTATAAATTTTTTAATTCTATCGCCTTGGTGATATTCGTTATTTTCATCACCTGTCATTAACTGATATCCTAACAATCCTCTTTCATTTGATAACCAACCCTTATGTATACCTTGAGGTAAACCTTTCAATTCATTTATTACAAATCGAGGTACTGCTGTTAATGCTCTAGTCGTTGTGTAATATTCTTGTAAATGTTCTATATTGTCATGTGCAAGTGCAGCAAATTTAGGGTCTTCTAATTGTTTTGCTAATACTGGATTTATTCTTGCAAAATTTTGATTTAATATATATTCTTCACGTTTTCTTTTTTTTATATATTCAAATGTTTCGTCATCATCTTTAAGATCAAAATCATCTGGCAAATTAAATTGTTCTTTAAATTTTTGTATTTCACCTGCTTTGTCACCATCTAATTCGCTAACAGCTTTTAATGTTTGCCTTATATTATTCCATTGATTGTTTTGTTTATATTTTGCGTACGCACGAAAAAGATTATCATCATTTTCATTATTTAAATCGTTTTCTAAATCTTCGTATTTTATAAAATTAGAATCCATAGTTTAATTACCTTTCATCATATTTATTCTTATGTTGTTTTTATAAGTATCTGAATCACCGGGTTTACCTGCATTTACCCATTCTTTTGCTATGTTTTCAGAAGTTAAAGCTTCACCACTTATAAATAATTGCCTTAAAATTGTACTTCGCACATTTGTTGGTATTTCTTTTAAGTAAACCGCTTCATCTCCTATTTCTACATATAAACGTTTAAAGTCATCACTACCTTTTTCAAAATCATATACTTTTTTAGTTGGATCACCACCTAATATTGACCTCAATTGGTTAATACCACCTCTGTCAAACAAAACGTCATCAGTAAGAATTTCTTTTAATATTGCTTTTCTTTTGTCATAAGTAATTTCTACACCATTTTCATAATAAAAATTTAAACGATCTCTAAATTTCATTTTTAATCTGTCATATTTTTTTGCGTCATTAGAACCTGATTTAGCATCTACTAAATTATCTAAATTGTTACTTCTAAGACCATCGTCAAATATTTCTGAATCTACTTTTATACCTGCACTTTTTGCTTTGTTTGTTTTGTTTCCATTTAACTGGTTTACATAGTATTCATATGTACCGGGATCAAGCTGATACCTGTATGATTTTAATGAATTTTCATTTTGCAATACTTCTACATCATTAGTTTCTATTTCATGTATTGCATCTTCATTTGAAATTGATGGTTGACCATTTTTTAATTTTTTTTGATCTTCTAGCGTAAAACTGTTTATGTCAATACCATTAGCTTTTAACAGTTTCCATCCATCTGGTTCTGAAAAAGCTATATCTTCTGCTTGTGTATATGCATTATTATATATTTCTGTTCTTTGTTTATCTATTTTATTGTATTTAAATCTTAGATCTGTTAATGCGTGTTCTTGTTTAACAGGATCAGTTATTGTATCTTTTATTTGTTTTTCGTAATAAGTTAATGGAGGTAAATTAGTAACAGGATTAACTTCTACATATTGTTTACCATTAACGTATGCATAATCAATATCATCATTTATAACAAGTAAATCGTTACCAATCGCATTGACATATTTATATTGTTGCTCTGTTTTTATTTCTAATTCTTCTTTTAAATCATTTATTTTTATTTTTAAATTTTTCTTTTTTTCTACATAAACGCCTTTGCTTTTCATATTACTGTTTTTTTCTTGTAACTTAGTTATTTGCTCTTTTATAGTTTTGACATCTGATGCGTATACATTTTCTATTTCAGCAAGAAATGTACTATTAAAATCTTTCATTACTTTTTTATTTATTTCTACAAAATAGTTTGGATCATTGTTATATCTTTCTTTATCTATATTTGCTTCTTTAATTGCATTTGAATACAACGTATCTGCCTTTTTAACTCCTAATTTTTGTATTGCAAATAAATGTGCTGTTGCGTGTTGTGGGATAATTTGGTTATAAGACGAAGAACTTGGATTGTAATATTTAGATGTAGCTCTTAATTGTTGTAAATCTTCTATAACTTCATCTTTAGTTGCGTTTAAATTTTCTGATAAATTAGCATTATTACCATCTAAAACTGCTGATCCATTTCCATCGTCAGTTGTATTATTACTGTCTAATTTTAATACAAAATTAGCTTGACTTAAAAAATTATTATCGTTGGAATTTCCTTTGTAATCTAAAACATTATTACATATTTTTACAGCACAAAATTCGTTTTGACTTTTTTCTAATTGATCTAAACTTTTTATTAATGTTTGACCGTCAACAGTTGATATCATTGTGCCGTTTGATTCAAAACCTTCTGCGTGTTTTGCAAAATATCTTTTACCCAATTCTTCTTGATTATTATCACTAAACCATTTCACGGCTGCTTCATGTATATCATTTGTATATTCTTTAACCATTTCTAAATATTGAAAACTCATATCTCCTTTTGCTGGATCTATATTCCACTTTTTCATTATTGCGTATTGTTGTATTTCTTCTATGCCACTTAAAAAATTTGTCCAATGGTCATTATTAGGATCATTAAATGTAGTAATACTACTGATTGAATTTAACTTATGAACATTAATTTTTGATTTATTTTCTAATTCTATGGCATTGCGTTGTTGTTTTATAGAATGCTGTGTCATTTTATTTTGCGCTGCTTTAGTTGACACTAATGCCATATTTTCAAACAAATATTTGATTTGATCATTACTTGCCTTGTCTGAATATGACTTTAATATTTCATTTATATTGTTACTAGCAACGTCATAAACAGTATTACCATTTTCTTTATCAACTGTTTCTATTGCTCCAAAACCTTCTGTAGCAAGATAATTTTGTTTTTCTTTATCTAAATCTTCAGAATATTCGTTATAAAGTTTTTTTGCTTCAGCATCGTTATATTCTGCTTGTAATTTTATAGCAATATTTGCAACATCTCTTTGTGTTTGACTAAACCTTTGTATGTCATCTGTAACAGTATCTTTAACAGGTTCTATACTGCCACCAGTAAATTGTGGTGCTGACCCAATTTCTAATCCTACTTCTGGTGTTTGTTGTAAAGGTACTCTTGCCATAACTATTTATTCCAGAATTCTGAGGGTAAACCAGCAACAATAGAACTAGCACCTGTTAAGAAAGTACTACTCATGTCCATAATAGGACTTATAGAAGAAGCAGTAGTAAACAAATTATCAGCAGACATACCGTACATATCTCCTCTAATACCCATGTTAACTGCTTGTCCTCGTTTAGTATTCATTGCTCTTACTTTATTTGTATTCATTGTTAACCTGTCTATTTCTTTCATTAATTCAGCACTAGCAAAAACATTTGCAGTACTACCAACACCCATTTGTATACCTCGTGCAGCAAAAGATGCTTTAGATCTTGATATAGCTTGACCTGCTTTCATAGTGCGTATGGCTATTTGTTTGTTATATGCCCTTCCTATATGTTGCGCTTGATTTTCTAACATACGTTTATTAAGTTGCGCCATATCACGCTGATGTTCAAAATTTAACGCTTTACTTCTTGCTAAATATCTTTCTGTATTTGCTTTAGAACCTGCTCCAACTAATCCAGTAAGAAGACTACTAACACCAAGACCTATACCTATTTTATCTCCTACTCCTAAAGCTGCAAAATTTACTGCCATTGTTGTACTTACCTCAACGCTGCCTTATTTTTTTAGTATATATAAATAATATCTGTTTACGGTCACACTATCCACCAACAGCTACTTCTAATGTCATACCTACAACTGTTAATGGTAATGGATCAGTTTGTCGCACAAATAATTGACCATTGTCTTGCCAACTAGGAGTAAGCATAATTTTTATATCTTGTGTTTTTAAACTTGGTGGCGTACCATATGGTTCTGTTGTACGTTGTTTTGCTTCTATTAATTTGTCAGAAGATGGGCCAGCAAAAATACCAGAAGATTCTAATACTCTTATCCATACATGATTTAAATTTTTAACACGACCTTGGCCAAAAGCTTCTACTTGTAATGCCATAGGCAAACTTTGTAAATCGCTGTTATATTCTAAACCTACATGAACCACACTAGCTGCACGTTCTAACGTTATAGCACCACTGCTAACTACTCTTTGTGGATGCACTGAACCGTCTGCCAATATACTTACAGTTTTTCCTTCTATATGATTTAGACCTGATATAGAATTTCTTGCAACTTCGTAATTAGTTATTCCTGTATTACGCAAAGATGCAGGTAAATCTTTATCTAATTTTGCAGTTGCTACAGTTTGACTTGATGTAGCAAGTATAGTCAAACGATACAAAGTAGTGCCATCTACTATAACTATTGCATCATCTTTATCAGCAACACTAGGCGGTGCTTGAAATAAATTATAGTTAGTGGTTACTGTAACAGTTTCACCTCTTGTGTAATTTGTACCACCAGATATAGTCACAGTATTAGAATTATTTGTATTTGTGCCATTGTATGTCAAGCCACAATCAACAAAAAAACTATCACGTTGATTTTCAAATATTCTTGTTCCCATACGTTCTATGTACCTTTTTTCATCTGCGCCAATTTGCCTTTTTATAACGCAATAAACAACATCATCAGCACCTTCAGCAACTACTGCAACACTTTCAAACGTGCCATCAGTGTCATGCTGATGCCATGCACCTATTGCTTGTTCTGGTACATATGTAAGACCTAATAATTTACCTTGATCATTAATAAACCAAACTACAGGCAATGGTGCTTTTGCCATACCCATATCTTTAATTTCAAAATGATCAAACAAATGCGATGCTCTTAATGACAAATCGCCTGTAATAAAACCATTTGCTTGCCAGTTATAACCTAATTCTCTAACGTGACCACCACGAGATGCAGCATAAACCATACTGTTATTAACAATTACTGGTTGTGCGTTGTTTGCACCGACATATGATTGTGGTTTTACCGATATAGATGTAGGTGTTATAGCGTCACTGTTAA